TAGAAGTTCTTTTACATTACCAACAATAAAATTATCTAACGTAGATATTTTAAATGGTGAGTTTGATTATGAACTAGAAGGATATGAATATCATCCAACCATCAAGGCACCATTAAGTAATTGATATGACAGTAAACGAAATAGCAAAAAAAATTGTAGAACTAAAACTTGTGAAACCACAAACACAAGAAATAAAATTAAAGATTCAAAAACTACAACAAAAACTAAATAAATGATTAGAACAGCAGAATGTGTTTCTCCGAAACATCCAGACAAAATGTGTGATAGAATATCAGACACATTATTAGATTTATATTTACAAGGAGACCCTAACTCAAGATGTGCCATTGAAACCGCTGGTGGAAATGGAAAGGTATTTATAACTGGTGAGGTAACTTCAAATACTGAAGTAACAGAATCCGATATAAGAACAGTTGTAAACAACATATCAGGAGTAAAAGATGTAATCATACATCTTACAAAACAATCACCAGAGATTGCTCAAGGAGTTGATAGTGGTGGTGCAGGTGACCAAGGAATTATGATTGGTTATGCTTGTAGAGATAATGAACAATACTTACCACAAGAATATTTCTTATCAAGAGAATTAAACAAGCACGTATTTAGTAAATATCCTTACGATGGTAAAACTCAAGTTACTATGAATGGTAACTCACTTAGAGTTGTATGTTCATTTCAGAACGCACCAGCAGATAAGTTACAACAATTAGTAATGGAATACTTTGAAGATTATCCTGAATACTTTATCGAGGCATTACATTGTAATCCTGCAGGTGATTGGAACATTGGTGGATTTACTGCTGATGCTGGGTTAACTGGTAGAAAGTTAGCAGTTGATAATTATGGCCCAAGAGTTCCACTTGGTGGTGGTGCATTTAGTGGTAAAGATTCTACTAAGGTTGATAGAAGTGCAGCTTATATGGGAAGAAGAATTGCTGTAGATATTTTAGAACAAAGACCAGAGGTACAAGAAGTGATGGTTCAACTTGCTTATGCAATTGGATATGACCAACCACTTCAAGCAACTGCAATCGTTGATGGAGAACACGAATTTATCAAGGGATATGATTTATCACCTAAAGGAATAATTGATTTCTTAGAACTCAGAAACCCAATATTTGGTGATTCAGCAGCGTTTGGACATATGGGTGCAGGATTTAATTGGAAATAAATTAGGAATTGTAAAAAATAATTCGTATATTTGTATAACAAATAGCTTAAGATGAGTAAAAAATATAAAGTAATATTAATTAGTGGTGGATTTGACCCTGTACATAAAGGTCATATCGAATGTATCCAAAACGCTAAGAAGTTAGCAGATGAAGTTTGGATAGGACTTAACAACGATAGTTGGTTAAGAAGAAAAAAAGGTAAATCTTTTATGAAAGAAGGTGAACGAAAGTTTATAATGGAATCATTAAGAGATGTGGATTATGTTTATGTAATGAATCCACTTATACATGGAGATGATACAGCAATTGATTTCATTGACCATGCAAGAAAAAAGTTTGTAAATCAAAATGGTGATTTACCAAAAGGTGTAATGGCATTTGGTAATGGTGGAGATAGAACAGAAACAACTACACCAGAGAATGATGTGTGTAATTCATACGGAATAGAATCAGTATGGGGATTGGGTAAGAAGATTCAATCATCATCTTGGTTATTAGAAAAATATTTAAATATAGCAGAATAAAATGAACATAGAACAATTAGTAAACGATTACCCTAATGATATGGAGCTTGGAAAAAAAGTAAGAGAACTATATCGTGAGGGAAGAAAATTCCAAGATAAACTTTCTGAGAAAATGAAAGATGCAAAAATATTCGAATCACCTGATGGTGGTAGAACAATCTATGTTAGAGGTTGGGGAGAACCAATTTCAGATAGAAAATTAACAAACCAATTAAATATATTTGATGAAACTAATTAAAGACTCAATACAATTAAAAAAACAAATTCTTCCAAAACCAATGACAAAGGAAGAAGTTGATAAAGTATCAAAAACTCTTTTAACAGAACTTGAAAAACATGGCGGATTAGGATTATCTGCAAATCAAATAGGTTTAACAGATAGAGTATGTATAATAAATGTAAAAGAACCATTGGTATTGGTTAATCCAATAGTTACAGAAGCTTCAAAAGAAACAGTTGTATATCTTGAGCAATGTTTATCATTAGATAAAACAATGAAAAAACCTGTTCAAACATTAAGACATAAATCATTTACAGTAGAATGTGATAATTTAGGAACAGTTATATTTTCATCTGATAAAAAAGAAGGAGAAACTTGGAAAGATTCAGAAGAATTTTATTCTGATGAAGGATTATTAGAATGTGTATGTGCTCAACATGAGATAGACCATCTTAATGGAATTCTTATAACAGATTCTTCAAGAAGATATACAACAACAATACGAAGAGAAAAAAAGTATGGTAGAAACGAAAGAGTAATGGTAAAATTATCAGATGGTTCTACTGAATTTATGAAATACAAAAAAGCACAACCACTTCTTTTAAGTGGAGCTGAAATCTTATAATTTAATTTAAAAATGGGAAAACTTATATTTAACTATACAGACAAAGACTTTATTGATAGTAGTAGAGAAGCAAGTAAAATTGAATTCGATGTACCCGATGATATGGATATAAACGAATATAAAGTTATCTGTGTAAGGATGGCATCAGCTATGGGTTATGGTAATAAATCAATCAAAAATGCTTTTGGTGATTTGGTTTATGGAAATGAAGATAAAAATAAATTGAAAGAATTACTAGATGAGCTTAACATTACAAAGAATACAAATAAAAAAACTTAACGATAGATTGTTAAATCAAAATATACTTATCCAAACTTTAATGGATGTTATACTAGATAGTGGCATTGTTTCAGAAGAAGAACTAGAAAGTAGATTAGATGCTAATCTTAAAAAAACAAATGATATATTAGAAAGTTTTGAAAAAGAACATACCTTAGAAGTAGAAGAAGAAGTTGTAGAAGGGATGTATTATGGTCCTGTTGGAGATTGTTAAAAAAAACCTAAAAAGACTTGGATATATGAAATATTTTTCGTATATTTACATAGTAAATTAGTTAAGGGATAACCTTATGAAAAAACAAATATTAACAGTAATCATATCAATGATTGCAACAATTAGTTTAGTTGGTTTTACTACTAACTATATAATACCAAAAGTTCAACCAGTAACAGAACTAGAAAGTAGACCAATTCAACCCATTGAAATTAAATTAGAACCCATATCTATTGAGATAAATGAAACTGAAATGTTTTTAAATGCAGTAGGAATGAGAGAATCCTCAAACAGATATGATGTAGTTAATGGTTGGGGATATATGGGAAAATACCAATTTGGTAAAAGAACATTAAAGAATCTTGGTTACGATATATCAAAAAAAGAATTCTTAAACTCACCACATATACAAGAAATGGCAATGTTAGATTTACTTTCACACAATAAAAAGATTTTACAATCTTATATTAACCAATACTCAGGTGTTATTGTTGATGGAACAAAAATCACAGAAAGTGGTATATTAGCAGCTGCACATCTTGCAGGACCTGGTAATGTAAAAAGATACTTTAAAAAAGGAAAACAATTTAAAGATGGTAATGGTACAAAACTTACTTCGTATCTAATCAACTTTAGTGGATATAAATTAAATTTAGAATAACATGATAGAATTACTTACTACCTATAATATTGTTATAGGAGTTTCTGCAATACTCAATATTATCTTGTTAATAGGTGTTAGAAACTTATTAAAACAAAACGAACAACTTGAAGATAGACTTATTGAAACAATCACTTCTGTACGAAATAAAATAGAAATTTCTCTTGAGAATATGAGAAGATTAGATAATAAACAAGCATTTGAAAAAGATGATGAAGTTGGAGTTTCTTTTAGTGAGATAAAAAAAATTGTAGAAGAACTTAATAACGAAATATAATATGCCAAGAAAAAGAAGAAAAAAATCTAAAATGTACTTCGGTACACCTGCACAAGAAGCAATTATAGAATATAACAATTCTGCTGACCCTGAAGAAAGGTCTAAGATATATGAAACTAGAATAAAGTTTCCTTTTGAAAAACTTGCAGAAAATGTTATGAATACATTTAAGTTTTCATATTTTGATGTACCAAAAAAAGATGTACAAACAGAAGTAGTTTCTGTAATGGTAGAAAAGATGCATATGTTTCAAGAAGGCAAGGGTAGAGCTTTTTCTTATTTTACTATTATTGCAAAAAATCATATGATTCTAAAAAATAATGGTAACTACAAAAGATGGAAACAAAATTCTTTATTATCAGCAATGCCTGAAACTTGGAATCCTCAAAATGATTTTTATGCATCAGAAGAAAATGATGAGTTCAAAGAATTTAAAAAAATAATGTTAAAATATTGGGATGATAATTTAAATGTAGTTTTTACAAGAAAAAGAGATTTACAAATTGCAGATGCAATATTAGAATTATTTAGAAGAAGTGAACATATAGAAAACTTTAACAAAAAACATTTATATCTTCTTATAAGAGAGATGACTGATTGTAAAACACATTATATTACAAAAGTAGTTAATGTGATGAAAAAACATCAAAAGAAATTATTAAATGATTATTTAGAATATGGTGAATTGATGGCTACTAAACCTAAACAATTTTGGAAACAAACCGAAGAAGAAGAAAATCCATTTTTAGATAATGAATATTTATAAAAATGAAAACAGGTTACATTTTAGGAATAAGTTGTGGTTACCACGATAGTGCAGTATCTTTAGTTCATAATGGAGATGTTTTATATGCTTGTGAAGAAGAAAGATTTACAGGTATAAAACACGACTTTTCTTTTCCAACACAGGCAATAAATTCTATTTTTAAAAAATTTAAAATATCTAATGATGATTTGGATTCAATTTGTTTTTATGAAAATCCCGATTTAAAATTAGATAGAATTCAACAAACAACTAAACGAGGTGGTTGGAAAAACTTTTTTAAAAGAAAAAATATAATTTCCAATAATAAAAAGAGTTATAAAAAAATATTAACTCAATTAGAAAATCTTAAAGGTAAAAATACTAAATTGATTTTTCATGACCATCACTTATCACATTTAGCATATTCATATTACACATCACCATTTACCGAATCAGCTTTATTATCAGTTGATGGTGTAGGTGAATGGGAAACTACATCACTTGCAATCGGTAATACTGACATTAAAAAAATTAGTGGATTAAGTTTTCCTCATTCATTAGGAATGTTATATTCAACTATTACTGCCTTTCTTGGATTCAAACCAAACGAGGGTGAGTATAAAGTAATGGGTTTGGCACCATATGGAGAGTGTAAAAAATATAATAAAGTATTTCAAAAATTATATACAGAAACAAGTGAAGGTGAGTTTGAACTTAATATGGAATATTTTACATATGATTATTCTGATACACATATGTTCAATGAAAAGTTAGGACAGGTATTTGGATTTCCAAACAGATTACCAGATGAACCATTAGAGCAATATCATAAAGATTTAGCAGCATCATTACAATATAATTACGAAAAACTATTTTTTAGATTATTAAATGAATTACATAATAAAACAAAATCTGACAACTTATGTTTAAGTGGGGGTTGTGCATATAATGGAACTGCAAATGGTAAGATATTAAAAAGAACAAAATTTAAAAATCTATACATTCCACCAGCTCCATCAGATGCGGGTTCTGCTATTGGATGTGCTTTAAACCAATGGTATAACGTAGAAAAAAATACTGAAAGAAAAAATAATACAAATCCTTTCTTGGGCCCATTTTATACAAAAGAAGATATATTAAGAAGCTTAGAAAAATATGATAAGGATGTTTGGTATGAAAGAAAATTATATGAACAAATCATTGATATCATTTCAGATGAAATAGTTGATGGTAATGTTATAGGGTGGTTTCAAGGTAGAAGTGAGTTTGGTGCAAGAGCATTGGGTAATCGTTCTATATTAGCAAACCCAAGAGACCCTCAGATGAAATCTCGTTTAAATATGATGATTAAAAAGAGAGAAGGATTTAGACCATTTGCTCCTATTGTAAAGGAATCACTATCATCAACGTATTTTGACTATACTGATTTAGTTCCTTATATGAATCAAGTAGTAAAGGTAAACGAAGAACACTCAAAAAATCTACCTGCTATAACTCATATAGATAATTCTGCAAGAATTCAAACTTTAAATAAATCTCAAAACAGATACATATATTCTTTATTAGAATCTTTACACATTAAAAACGATTACCCTATCGTTATAAACACTTCATTTAACTTGAAAGACCAAACAATGGTATTAACACCAGAAGATGCGATAAAGACATTTCTTAATTGTGAAATGGATACTCTTGTACTTGGTAATTACATAGTTAGGAAAAAAATACTTTAGATATATATTTCTATATTTATAGGTAAATGTTTGACCTTATAACTCTACTTAAAGTAATCGGAATATTTGTTTTATTTTGGTTCATAATGAATAGACTTTTTAAGTGGTTAGACAAGTAACATAAATAAAGTGAGAATATAAAAATACAATGCCTGCGAAATTAAAACCAAGTACAAAAGAATATATAAAGGTCAACAATAAGATGACTAATAAATTCTTTACAAAACATTATACAGTTTCAAGTACATCAACTGAAGAATTGAAAAAACTTTACAATTCAGATTCATATAAAAGAAAAAAAGAACTAATCAGAAAAGAATTAGTGAAACGAGGAGCATGGGAAAACTTAAAGAAAAAATAATTGAAAAGGGAAGTGGTTTAGTTGTTAAATCAAAAACAAAAAAACAATTAGAAAAAGTATTACCAAAACCTTTGGCCAAACAAATCTCAAAAAAAGTTGGTAAAGGAGTAGAATCAATCACATCTAAAGCGATTGATTTGTGGAATAAATTTAGTAAATAATCATTCACTTTCTTATATATAAATATATAAACCCTTAATATACTTCTTTAATTGGGGTTTTAATATATATTCAATTTTTTTTTATAATACACCCCATAGTTATTTGTGGATATCCCTTAGTTTTGCAAGATGGAAAAGTTATTCACATTTAATTAAAACAAAAGGAAAAACAATATGGAATTTTTGAAAAAAATAGGCTCTTGGGCTGACGAATTAACAAAGATTGGTATTAGCATAATCGCCTTAGGAGTAGTATTTGAAGTACTATTCAAAGGTGCAGACATCCCTTTCTGGCCAGAAGTATCAGTAGTTGATAACATTATGGCTATTCTAGGAAGTTTGAGTGCTGAAGGTCTGTTAGGACTTGTAGGTGCTTTTGTACTTTATCACATTATTAAAAAGTAAGAATTAGAAGTAATTCTTATAACGCGTTCAAGATTAAACCTCACCCTATAAGTGAGGTTTTTTCGTTTACTATATTTATATACAACTAATATGGTATAATCATGAGTACAGATTTTGAATTATTTCCTGGTAAGAACCTTAGTGGATTGTTTAAAGATATCTATGAGAATCAACAAAACAAGAAACAAAGAATTTCTGAGCTAATTGCTGAAATGAAAAAGGTAATTAGACATGCGGGGGATATGGCAGTAATTGGGCCAATCATAAAAGATTTAGTTGATACATCAGTTAAGAATGATGATTCACTAATCAAGATGGCAGCAATTGCACAAAGAATTATTGGAGCATCACAAAAAGCAGAAGGGGATAGTGGATTTCTTTCTGATGATGAAAAAGAACAATTATTAAAACAACTTGATGAGACCATTACACAAGTTGCAGATGAACAAGATATAAAAGTTGATGAACTTACCAATGAGGTAGAGGAACTCAAACAAAGGGTAGGTGTAGATGAGTAGGTTAGGAAGTTCAAGTAGATTTTCACGACAAGGTTCTAATATTGGATTAAAAAAACCTGAATTTGGAATTGTTTTAGATGTAGTTACTAATATAGATTCTGATTCTATATTTGATTTCGATTTTGATATTGAAAATAAAGATAAAATTGATACAAGAAATACATCAATAATTGGTTCTTGTAAAATAAAATTACTAACTGATGTAACATCTAATATACAGGACTTAACATTTACTCCTCCATTAGATTATTTAAATTTAGATTTACCCATAATCGGAGAAACTGTTGAAGTTTTAACCCTTGCATCTAATGAACAAGTATATAGGAGAGTTTCAAGTCCACAAATTAATATAGGAAATGCTATTGAAGATGTAAATAAAGTTTTATTTCCTGAAACCGAAGATAGTAATACTACTTCAGATTATAAAGAAACATCAGAAACAGGAACACCAAACTCCTCAGCCGAAGAAGCTTCTATTGAAAACGAATATTTTGAACAAACTAAAGTTAATCCCCTTCAGTTTTACGAAGGTGATAAACTAATTCAATCGAGATTCGGTCAATCAATTCGTTTTAGTGGTTATAATAATGTAGATAATGTTTTAGCTCCAACAATTATTATAAGAAATAGACAAGGAGATAAGTCATTAAAAGATTTAAAAATAGGAGAACCTACTTTTGAAGATATTGTTGATGATGGTTCAAGTATTGTATTATCAAGTGGAGAACACTTATTAGAATTTACTCCTGGTACTGTTGATACACCATTAGAAACAGAACCAATATATGCAGAAGAACCCGAACTAAAGGGAACAGACCAAGCCTTAATCAATAGTGGTAGAATTATATTATCATCAAAAGATTCTGAAATGTTATTTTACTCAAAAGGAAATTATTCATTTATATCAGATGGTAAACTTACAATAGATAATGGATTGGATGGAGCTGATATGGACTTCAATGGAGATGTATTAATTACTACAAATGATAACAATGTATCAATATTAGGAGGTACAGGAGAGATATACCTTAATACAGAAGAATCAGAACAACCTTTGGTAAGAGGACAGGTATTAGTTGAATTAATGGAAGAACTCATCGATACAATTAATGCACAAATATTTTCAACTCCAGCTGGACCAACCGCAATGGGCCCAAATAATCGTTCTGATTTTAATTCTATAAAATCAAAATTAAATGATTTTCTTTCCACACTTAATTATACGGAGTAAATATTATGTCTTGGGATAAGTTTAAAAACAATATGTTAAGATATATGCAGAGAGAAACTACTGTACAAGTATCTTCAACTAAACTTGGTGTACCAGCATGGAGACCAGACTTACGATATTACAATGGTGATATTGTAAACGATGGTGGTACTGATTGGAAAGCTACAACTAAAACTCATATCTCTACACCAGATAATGATATAGAAACAGGTAAACCATCAGTTAATAGTACCACATGGAGAGCAGTTGCTGGACTTGTAATTGACCCTTTAAATCCAACTTCTCCAACATCTGACCAGATTACACGAGAAAATAAAACTGTAAAAATATCTAACGAAGTAGAATCGTATGATGATTTTGCAGAATTCCTAACACAACAATATAATCAAGTTGTTTCAACTGGTAAACAAACACTAAATGAAATACCAATTGATAAACCCAAAATAGATGATATGGAACTGCAGATTAAATTAGCTTGTAGAACGGCATTGGGTGTACAAGATGGTAATCATAATTTTATAGATGATATAGGTAATGGTGTATTGGCCTATTGGACAGGAGCGGAATTAATGACTCCAATCCCACCAATTCAAATACCAAAAGGAGCTGTACAAAATGTTGAATCAACAAAATCAATATGTACTAATCCTGGTGAATGGAAAAAGATAGGAGAAATATTTCCAATAGACAATAGTGAAGTTTTTATAGATAGATTAATTAGTAAACTAAAAATACATCTTACAACAATAGAAGGTATATATCAAACAACATCTCTTTACCCCGCTGGTATTACCGTAGTATCTTTGCCAGGTATAGTAGAATGGAAGGGTTGGACAATACCATAAAATTAAAGTACATATATTTATATTAAGATAAACACAATTGAAAATGAATAACAAACAATTAATAAAAGTAATAAAGACTCTTGTTGAGGTAGAAACTGCCAAACAACAAGAACGTTTTTTATCGAAAACTTTTCCAAAGATATTGGCAGAGGAAGTAAATAAAAGATTAGCAGAGGCGAAGGGAGGTGTAGTCAGCGTTCCCTCTCCGCAAGTAGTTGTAGAGGATGTGGTAGACCCATTTGAACAAGCAGAACTTGCACTTGAGGAACAAAGACAGGCACCAACAAAACAACTTTCAAGAAATCCAATATTGAATGAGGTTTTAAACCAAACACAGCCATTTACAAAAGCACAAAGAGCAGGTGGTGGAACACCAGGTGGAGGTAAATCAGTATTAGATAATCTACCACAACAACAACCAATCCAAGAGAGTATGGATAAAACTGTTGAGTTTACTTCTCAAGGAGCTGGAGCTGGAGTTGGAGGATTAAAAACTCAGATGGCTCATAAAATGGGATATGGTGATATTGCAACAAAACCAAATAAAACAGGACTTGGTGTACGAACAGGATTACCTGGTCTTGATAAAATATTAAATAGAGATAATTCAGAACTTGTAAAAAAGTTTAAAAGATAGGGAGTAAATAGTGGCTTATATTCTTGATAAAAAAGTAGTAAAGGATACCAAAGAGTTTAATAACTTTGCGTATGGTATTACTTTGCCTGTACAACGAGGTAATACAGGATATTTTTCTCAGGCATTTAATTCATTTGAACAAGCAAAAAGTAATTTAAAAAATTTACTTTTAACAAGAAAGGGAGAAAGAATATTTCAACCAAACTTTGGAACAGGATTACATGAATTATTATTTGAACAACTTACTGATGATTTATCAACTAAGTTAGAACAAACAATAACAAATAGTGTAAATTCTTGGTTACCATATATAAACATTGATTCTATTGATGTTAAGATGACTGATGAAATGAAAGATAAACATAGAGCAGAAATGAGTATAACTTTTACTATCGGTAGTCAATTTGAATCACAAGAAGTAACATTTACATTAGAGGGATAAAATAAATGGCATTAAATTCATCATTTAAAAGTAATAAGGGAAGAGATATAAAATATCTTAATAAGGATTTCTCAAGTTTTAGAGAAAACCTAATTGATTACGCAAAAACATATTTTCCACAAACTTATTCTGATTTTAATGAATCCTCACCTGGTATGATGTTTATTGAAATGGCATCTTATGTTGGTGATGTATTATCTTATTATGTAGATGATTCATTGAAAGAATCAATGATGTTATATGCAGAAGATAAGAAGAATGTATTAGCATTATCTGAATACTTGGGTTATAAACCAAAGGTAAGTTCTCCTGCAATAACTAACTTAGCAGTTTACCAAGTAGTTCCATCAACAGGAACAGGTGATGAAATCAAACCAGATTCAAAATATTACCTTAGAATAAAAGAAGGAATGTCTGTAAGAGCAAGTTCAACAGGAACTATTTTCAGAAGTACTGAAATTTTAGATTTTGCAGATGATACCGATAGAGAGATTAGTGTATATAATTCAAATGAAGGAGCACCTACTCAATATCTTATAAAAAAATATGTAAAGGCAATATCTGCAGAACTAAAACAAATAACATTTGATTTTGGTAATACACCTAAGCAGTTTTCTAAGATAGAATTAGGAAATGATAATATAATTGATATTTACGATGTAAGGGATTCTAATGGAAACAAGTGGTACAATGTACCTTATCTTGCACAAGAAATGGTTTATGTTGATTATCCAACATCAGATATAACTGATAAAGATTTATCACAATTTAAAGAACAGGCTTCAAACGTATTAAAAGTAATAAAAACATCTCGTAGATTTACTACAAAGGTAAATGAAAATAATTCTACATCTCTTGTTTTTGGTGGAGGAAACTCAACATCAGGTGATGAAACTCTAATACCAAATTTCAAAAACGTAGGATTGGGATTAAATAATTCAATTGATAGATTAGGAGATTCATTTGACCCTTCTAATTTCTTAAAAACAAAATCATATGGTCAAGCACCAGTTGGTGAATTTACAATATCTTACTTAGTAGGTGGTGGTGTTGAATCAAATGTTGGAGTTGGTGAATTAGTACAAATTGAAACAATTGATTTTGATGAAGATAGAAATTCATTTACACCAGAAGAAAGAGGGTTATATCGAACAACAGTAAATTCGGTAGCGGTTGATAATGAAGAATCTGCAACTGGTGGTAAAGGTGCAGATACGATAGAAGAAATTAGAGAAAATGCATTAGCAAACTTCGGTTCTCAAAATAGAGCAGTAACTAGAAAAGATTATCAAGTAAGAGCATTATCAATGCCATCTAAATATGGTGCGGTTGCAAAGGCATATTGTGCACCTGATGGAGAATTGGATAATAACTCACCAGCATCTATTCTTTCTAATCCTGATTCATTAGAAGAATTCACTAATTTAGTTTTATCATTAAAAGAAACCGAATCAGATAGTGAAATTGATATTAAAGAAAGATTACAAAAGTTTCTTAAAAATAAAAAGAACTCTGTAACCGAAAAAAATAATCCATTTGCTATAAATTTATATTTACTTGGTTATAATCAAGATAAACAATTAAGTACTTTAAATCGTGGTATAAAAGAAAACCTAAAAACATATTTATCTGAATATAGATTATTAACAGATGGTATTAATATTATAAATGGATTTATTATTAATATCGGAGTAGATTTTGAAATAAGAGTTTATGGTGGATATAATAAAAGAGAAGTATTAACAAGAGTTCAAAATGAATTATCAAATTACTTTGATATTGATAATTGGACTTTTAATATGCCAATAAACATTTCTGAAATAGAATTATTAATTGCAGGAATTGAAGGAGTACAATCTGTACCAAAATGTGAAATTACTAACAAGTGTTTAGGAAACTATTCTTCTAACTCATATAACATACAAGAGGCAACTAAAGGTAAAATGGTTTATCCATCTTTAGACCCTTCTGTATTTGAAGTAAAGTACCCTAACAAAGATATAAGAGGGAGAGTTGTATAATGTACCATTTCGTAACAGCATCTAAAGATGCAACAATTTACTTACAACAACCAAAACAAAACACAGGATTTGATGAAATACTTGAAGTATCCAAAGTTTATTATGGTAATTTAAAAGATGTATCAAGGTCACTTATTCAGTTTAACACAACAGAATTATCTTCTTCCATTGCAAGTGGAGATGTAACAATGAGTTCAGCTGAATTAATTATTCATGAATGTGAATCACTAGAGATACCTACAAATTATTCAATATATGCATATGCTGTATCACAATCTTGGGATATGGGTATAGGAACAAGGTTTGATGAAATATCAACAGAGGGTGTAACTTGGAATAAAAGAAATACCAATTCATCTTGGTTACCTGGTTCTGCATCTTTGGATAGTTCTGGTTCATATAATGGTAAAGGTGGTATGTGGTATACCGGTTCGTATGCTACACAATCATTTAACTACGAATCAAGTGATATTAATATGAACGTTATTGCTCCATTAACTGCTTGGATTAGTGGTTCATTACCAAATAATGGATTTATATTAAAACACGATTCATCATTAGAAAACAATACAACTGATTATGGACAATTAAAATTCTTCTCAAAAGAAACAAATACAATATACCAACCTAAACTAAGAATTGGTTGGGATGATTCTTCATTCTCTACTGGTTCATTAACAGAACTTACCGCTGATGATATTCATGTAACGTTTAAAAGATTAAAAAGTATATATAAACGAGGAAGTAAACCTACGATTAGAGTTTTTGGTAGAGAAAAATATCCTCTTAAAACATACACCAATGAATACTCATATACAGATGTATATTTTTTACCATCTACAACATATTATCAAATAAAAGATGCAATTACACATGAAGTTGTAGTTCCATTTAGTGATTATACAAAAGTTAGTTGTGATTCAAATGGTAATTACTTTAAATTAAATTTAGATAGTTGGGAAATTAATAGAAACTATTATATTGAAATAAAAACAAATAGAGATGGTGTAATTGAATACTTTATTGATAAAGAATTGACTTTCATCGTTGAAGAATAAATAAATGGGATTACAGGATAGATTTAGAATAGATGAACTTGTTAAGAAAGGTTCAAATGCTATTAGAAAAGATTCTAATGGTAATATTCTTGTGTCTAAAAAAGATGGAAAACAAAAAAGACCTAAATCATCTTCAATAGTAAAAAGAAAATTTGATAAAACAAAAGAAGATTTAGCAAATCCACAATTAGTTAATCCTAATGAAAACCAAACTGATTTTGCAGGAGAAACAAGTGGTTATGTTGAAAAACCAAAATATAATGAAGATGAATTAAAGAAGGCACTTGATGTAAAGGTTGATGAACTTATAAAAAAGAAAAAACCAAACAAAGGACCTTATATTCTTAAATCAAAATATGATGCAAAATTACTTGAAATAGAAGATTTAAGAAAACAAGTAGCTAAGTGGAGAAAATTATACGAAGAAGAAGTAGGAGTAACTACAAAACTTACTGCAGAACTAGAAGCATTATTAGAACTATTAGATTCAGTTGAAATACAGAGAGCAGCTGCAGAAAATAATTCATCTGCAATAAATACTCGTTATGTATCACTTCTTTCAGATTTTCAGAACTCAATTATAAAAGGAACTAAAGAGGGAATTGAAAGAGTATCTCTTGAAGCCCAAGTAAGAGGTTTACAGGCACAGAAATTAAGTTTACAAGAACAACTTAAATTAAAAGACCAGATAGAAGAAGCTGAAGAAGAATCACAAGCTACAATTGCGGCATTATCTATACAAGGTTTACCAGGAGGATTCGGACAAACTCGTAATGCTGGATGGAAAGTACCTGAAGATGCAGTAACCTCTCCAGCTGATATGGCAGCTCAAGGTGCACTAGTATTTTTATCACAAAGAAAGAGTAGTGGTTGGCCAAATGGTCAAACAATGAACATATATAATTTAACAGAAGAACCTTTAAATTGGACAGTAACAGTAACACCAAAATCTGGATATAGTGGAGACCCTGTATTTGCTTTTTCTCAAGCAACAGGAACAATCCCTGCAAGAAGTGGTGAAACTGCTGGTGTTGCAACATTGAACGCATCAAAAGTAAGAAACCTTAGAGGTAGTAAGTTTGGTGGTAGAAAAAAATGGTTTACTGATAATTTACAACTTACAATTGGTGAGGATGTATTTGATATTCCAATTGGATTTTATAGAAAAGTTAAAAACGGTGGTAAAGGTAACTAATGGCAATAAAGGATTTTAAAAATATAATTGATAGAAAAGGATACTTGGTAGAAACTGAGGATAGAAAGATATTTGAAAAGGAAATATCTAAATCTAACTTTGGATTAGGATGTTCTGATATGATTGAATTTATATTGTACGATTCAAATGATAATCAATTACCCCAAGGAGATGATGGAAAATTAGCAAGATACATTAGTATAGATGATGTAAATATAAAAGATTACTTTATTCTAACAGAAAGTTTAGAAACTACGAAAAAGAATGGAACTTCTGAATTTATAGTTGATATAGAAAAACTTGTAAGAGAGGCGGGATATTCTAATGGTATTTTTAAAACTCAAGTAACCTTATTAAATAGAAGAGCTGGAATAGATTCTTTAGATGGAAATAACTTATGGATACACGAAATATCACCATCACGAACAGAAATAAGAATATTACCAAATCGTTCAACTAAACTAAATACAGATTTAGAAAAAAGATATTCAAACTTTGTAGATAATCAAACATTTAGAGATGATGTAATTTATTATATTACCGATTATATTAATAATTTAGATTTTGAAAAAATATTTTCTAATTTTAAAAGTATAAAGGGAAAAATTACTGATGGTGAAAACTATATTAAGTTAATTCAAAAAGAATTTAAAATAG